AGAACCGCAGAGACAGTATTATTTTATGAAAAAAGCCCGTGCCATCCTGAAACAGAAAGCAGAAGAACTGGGACGTCCGCTGACTGCGTGCACGGTGACCTTTGGCTGTCAGATGTTTCCTGAACTCGAGACGGCTTAAACCCGCATAAACACTGCACTTTTCGAATTCGGACAATGAAAAAGAACACAGGCCAACTGTAAAAGTAAGCTTGTGTTCTTTTTTGATTTATGGATTTATTCACGGTACAAGAACTTGTGTGTAAGTCCATTTTGGAATGTAATTTCTGTGATGCGTGCATCCACGACCACAATCTCTTTTATCACCAGATTCAAAAAATCTTTCAGGACTTCATCATCAACAAGCGGAGCAAACGTATTATACTGAATATGATCACCGGCTTTCAGACGGTGTGCCAGCAGAAACGAAGATGCAGACTTGATGAAAGCAAGATCCTCTGTCTGGACCGGAAACGTTGCACTTTCCTGTTCCTTGATCTTATTATCCAGTTCAATCCGTTCTCTTTCCAGCTCGCTTTTAGTTTCCAGATATTCTTTTTCACTCATAGCTGCATCATCAAACAAGTATACCTTTTTCAGCCTTTCTATCGCACGGTCAATGCGGACAATTCCCTGTTCCCATTTCTGGACATTATCATCTTCCTGAACATTGTGAGAGGCAAGTGGAAGCGGTCGGTAAGGCACAGAGCTATCTGTTCCGGAAAGCATTGCATACGTGGCGTTCAGACCGTCCGAGACGATACCGGCAACATTCTGAAAAACGCTATCTGACAGAAGAATTTTTTCCAGCTCTTCTGGAGAGTGGATCTGTGAACGCATATCAGAAGCACGGATCATAGCGGAAATGTAGTTCAACACAAATGGACCAACAACAACCTCACTGCAGCTTTTAGAAATACAGTGTTGCTTTCGGTAGCGTCTCCCACATCGGTAAAGAGATGGAGCAAAACCGTTCCTGCGTACACGATCTCTTTTTTCAACTTGAAAATAAGATCCGCACTTACCACATTTCAGAAGCCCTGCAAAAATGTGTATATGAGTACCTTTATGTGGAAATCCAGAAGAACAGCGAAGCTTTGCATTGTGATCCATGATTTGGTTGCATCGATCCCACTGATCGGGAGGTACAAGAGGCGGAAATACATTTTTTACATAGACTACTTCTTCATCCGGTTTTCTCCGTCCTTTTGCACTCTCTCGATAATTGTAACGATAATCTCCTTTATTCATAGGATTCCGGATCAGATCGGCGATGGTCTTGGTAGTCCATTCACCGCCGCGTTTGGTCGCAATGTCATGTGAGTTGAAATAATCACGGACGCGACAGCTTGATCGTGTTTCTTCGTACATATCATACATAAGTCGGACAGTGGGGGCTTCCTTATCACTGTGTACCGGCATTTTCTTTTCTTCGTCCCAGTCCCAGCCGAACGGCATCCGGGCACCATTCCACTGACCGGATAATGCACGGTTGATCATAATGTCTGTGACACGTTCAGAAGTTAATTTGCGTTCCAGCTCGGCGAAAATCAGAATAATCTTGAGGACAGCCTCACCGATCGCAGAAGAAGTGTCAAATTGCTCATTTAACGAGATGAACGTGACACGATTATATTTGAAATCGTCATACATGAGTGAAAAGTCAACCAGATTTCGTGAAATACGGTCGATCTTGTAGACAATCACGTGCGACACCAGCCCGGCTTTTACCTTTGTCATCATACGCTCGAAAGCGGGACGCTTAGTGTTCTTTCCGGATTTACCGGCATCTTCAAACACCTCCAGCCGGCTTTCCTCTATATGCAGTACGTGCCTGCAGTAGTTCCGAAGCTCCTGCTTCTGGAACGGCAGGCTGTCCTTGTCCACCTGATAACCGGTTGACACACGGACGTACAGGGCAACGGTTCTGGTATCAGGGGCAGCAGTTTGCTGTGAAAAACGATATGCCATAAATAACACCTTCCTGAAAAAGGGTATAAAAAATACACCCTATGCAAATTGGAAGGATGTGTGGTATAATGCTCTTGTCTAGGGAGATTATGCCACACGATCCTTCAAGGTTCGTAGGTTACAATCTTAGCAATTCCGCTTCGGTACGCCAATACCGGGGCGGTTTTGTTATTTAATTAAATTACAAGGTTAGTTATACAACTGCCTCCATGTCAAGATATTCATAACTGTTTTCGTACATATATTCAGGAGCACAGTCAATTTCTTCGTTCATCCAGGTGATAACTCCATGGACAATCTTAAAATTGTTAAAGACAGCCGGATCGTTTAAAGGGGCAAACACATCACCTTTCAAAACAGTAGCATCAAAGACTCTTTTTTCTCCGGAAGAAAAAGTGAGAAGTAACATTTTATCTCCGGTAACCTTTGCATCCTGTATTTTCAGCAACTCTTTTGCAGAACCTGCATATAAAATACCATTTACTTCAAACATAATAACCCTCCTTACAATGGTTTGATCTTGTCAAAATATTTGCTTTGCACTGCATTGTTCCAGGCTTCGTATAATTCCGATTCATGCACTGCCATCCAGCCGCTGATCATTCGGAACTGTTTCGAAGGAATAGAACCGGCAAGAAGCAATTTCTTACGAGATCGACTTGCCAAGGGGATGAAAATAACCATTCGGTGAAACTACCGAAATACATAACGATAAGCGGATTCATACCCACAGTTAATAGAATCATGGATTTGTAAATTAGGTTTTTCAATTTTCCATGAGGAACCTTTTTTAATCAGTTTAAATGTAATGGCAACATCTTCTAGAGAAAAAAATGATTCACCGCCATGACGTATATTAAACAGCATATCTTTGTATACGGCTTTAAGGAGGTCTTGATCAGATGCATATGGATGATAAGCAAAATAATACATGTTGTTCCTTAAAGCGTTTTCTATTGCCAAGCTTGCATCTGGATACGTACAATATATTTTTACAGTTGCTTTATTCTTTTTTATAGATAATGATCTAAATTTATATCGAATTCGCTTATTATATTTTTTACAGAAAGAAGCCATATCTTTTAGTTCAATAAATGCTTTTAAGTCAGAACCCTGAACAAAACACTGTTGCATCTTTTTAACATCATACTTTTTGGCAGCAGAGTAAAAAGTATCGATCACTTTCTTTACGTTCTTTTCTGCTTTAGTCATTTTCTTTTTAGGAATTGTTTTATATTCTTCCTCGCCACAGTTAATACAATATCGTAATGCTTCTCCTTTAGAAAATTTTGTAGCTTTTTCAGATACTTTCCATTTACTAAAAATATGATCCGTTTTTGGAATTAATCGTTTCTGATATTCTTGGCACACGGAACAATAGCGAATTTCCAGACCTTCATCTTCACAATCTGCATCATACTCCACATTCCATGGATCGTTGTTGTGCTGACATGCAGCAAGTGCTGTTAATGGCGATGAAAGTGTTAAAGTTGTTGCTAATAATATAAAAAATTTCTTTTTCATAACTCTTTCCTTCCTTTGAATATTTTTTTGACTTTTAGAAATAATAACAGTATGAAAATACTATTATATGACCACATCATCAAACACGACCTGACCTTTCGTCAGGTAGCCGAACTAACTGGCGTCCCACGCTCCACCGTCAGTGACATCGCAAACGGCAAGACATCACCCACCATGAACCAGATGGAACAGCTGGCAGCGGGACTGAAAATTACTATTTCAGACCTATTCGAGTCTGATTATAAGTAATCTCATCTGATCTGTCCGGGATTTCGGACAATTTCGAAAATTGCATCACTTTTTTTCTCCTGAAACGTTTACTAAGGTGAATGGAAAAATTTACCATATTACACATCACGCATCAGGAGGTACATAGGATGGACTACAAAAGACAAATCTTAGAATTACTACAATCTATTACGGACGAAAAGATACTTCGCCGTATCTATCTAATGATTCTTACAATCATCGGAGCTGGTCGATAAGACCGGCTCTTTTTAGTCTTCAATTCCAAGGCAGGCTTTCATAAATTCTTCTATATGTTTCAGCTTTTCCGGAGATGCCTCTGCGATCGCATTCAACATATTTTTTGCCAGCTGGTTTTCTGTGATACTTAATTTTCCAAGATTGATAGAATAACGATCGTCATCACTCAGCTTAGTGAACATGTTTTCGATACCACCTTCACCAGTGCGAAGCCATACTTCATTGATGCCGAACTCCCGACAAATTGATAAAAACATTTGATTAGTTAAACTACGTTCTCCCTTTTCAATCTTAGAAATGGCGGATTTTTGCACGCCCAGTTTTTCACCAAACTGTTCCATAGTCATCTTTTTTTCTGTACGAATCGCTTTGACACGTTCGCCTTGTGTCATTTGCTCACCTCCTTCATGTTAATCCAAGAATAACACTGCACAAGTGAAAAGTCAATACAAAAAGTTGGCAAAGGACACTAAAAACTATTGACAAAGATGGCGATGGATACTATACTGTGTACATAGGAAACAAAAAGCGAGGTGAAAATATGAAGAAATTGAATCTGGAAATTGAACTTACAGATAATACACTGGATAACATCATCAAGATGGCACCGTATCTGGATGAAAAAAGTCAGGACAGAGTATTCGGAATGATGCTTGAAGCAGTGAAAAGTTTGGAAAAAGAGCAGAAAGCAGGGTAAAGATGGAGAGAAGACAGAGAATTGAAGAAGCCTTAAAAGAGATTGGAATTCATAGCATCAAAGATCTGAACGAAGCGATTAAGAAGGAAAAGCCGCTTGATTTGGGGATTATGGTCGGAGATGCGGAAGCAGTGAGAAAGGCAGGGTAGGAGGTGAAAAAGAGATGTTATATATGGCAGATGGGAGTATTAAGTCGGAACATGGAAAGTATTTATCGGGAGAATTAATTGAAAAACTTGTCACCGATATAGTAAACAAGTTTGCAGAGGCTGGTTTGTCTTATGAAGAAGCAAAAATAATTTTGAATCGTACAGGAAATGCTTTGGATGAAATTAGCATTGTACAGAAAAAACATTAAGAATAAGAGGAAAAAACGTAAGGATAAGAAGAAAAAACGATAAAGTCAACAGAAAAGAGGACTGATGCAATGGGTTATATGATTTACATAGTTGGAATTGCAATTTGGGGAATTGGCGTGGCAAAGTCCGTTAAGTCAAAATTTAAAGATTTGGATGCACTGATCTTTCAATATGTTGGCTTAGGGATTATGTGGGGAGCAAATATTGCTATGAGCATGCATTAAAGAAAGAAGTGAAAATCAAAGATCTTTTGATGAAAGCACTGATTGAAGGGAGATAAAAAGAGTTGAAAGACATAGAAGCAGAAAAGAACAGAGCAACGGATACATACAAAAAGGCAGAAGCTCTTGCACATGAAATCATTGAAATGTGTATTGGAAAAGGAGTCACATTAAAAGAATTTCAGATGTTAAAGAACGTTCTGCCTGATGCGATCAACGATAAAATGAACGAAATGCTTTATAGTACGAAACTATCTTAAATCAGATTGTCCTTCTTCGAGAGAGTGAAGAAACTCTCTGAAAACATGACGATAGTGAATACCAGCTTCAAAAGCATTTTTATCTGTTATCGCTTCACCTTTGTGCTCGTAGTAATTCAAAGTTGCACGAACAGCAAAATCGTGAGCACGTTGCTCTAAATCGGTCATAATGACGCCCTCCTTCCTTTAATTCTCAATCCGTGGCCGGGTTGGTAATTAAAGTATAGGATTCGGGCAGGGGAAAAGCAAGGAAAAGCAGAAAGGAAAGCATGACAACAATCACAATCTATAGAAATAAGAGAAATGAACATAAATTCATCGAAGTACACAATGACGGACATCATCACAATTCACTGAAGCAGTACCTGCAATGGGAAAGAAACGTCGTAACAGGCGAACCACTCCCGAAACCAGTGAAGAACATCACAGGAGGCAGACGGCTCCATCGTTGGAGAAAAGCGAACCTGAAAGAATTGCTCGAAGATTACGAGCCAGTAACAGCATAAAGAAAGGAGGAACACACATGGCAGCAGTTGACAGAAGAAAAGAAACTGTAAACCGTAAGGCCGAAGACGCACGTGAGTTCGTTGAACTGCTGGAGCAGATGACAGGAGCAGACAAGGAAAGAATCAAGTACGTTATGATCGGCCTGAAGATGGGCGAAACAGTTCGCACAGGATTGACGGCATAGGATGTCCCCGACAGAAATGTCGGGGAGTACATAGAAAAGGAGAAAAAATGAAGCTGAATGTGAAAAAGTTCATGGAAACAGAAATGGGCGGCGAATTAGAAGAAACTATTCGCACATGGGACAAGGCCATTGACGAAAGAAGAAAAGCAACACCGGGAATCGGAAATCCAGATCAGGGACTCGGCTTTAAATACTGGGACAACACTTGCAGAAGCTGTCAGGACAGATGGGAAGTGTTCAAACTGGCAATCAAGCAGTTTTACGGAATTGAATTTTTCTTCACGAGAACAGATGAATACTTCGGAGTGTGCAGCGAGGATGAACAAGTGTGGTTGATAAAAGAAGAAAAAGATACAACAAAAATCGGTTCAAAGGAATATCTGGTTTTAGCAGATTGCCTTGTGGATTCCTGCATGATGACATGGGAAATCAAAGCAGATAATGACGAGCAGGCATACATGAAAGCAATGAGCATCGTAAGAAAAACGAGAGAGGCAGATAGCGGCACATGTGAGACGATACCGATTCGAGGTGGAGCATGGGCGGACGAGATGAACAGTTGCTTCTTTAAAGAACTGAAAAAAGTAAATGAATTCAGAATATGTGAGGAATACGGCAAAGAGTATCCAGACAATATATTTGCATTAAGGGGGTAAAAACATGACAACGAAAGACCAGGAAAGACAGGCAATCGAAAAGATCAGAAAGATCGTGGAAGGACTCGGAGAAAACAGTTATGTAGGGTTCGCAATGGATGGAGTCCTGGAACTGGCAAAGGACAACATTCGAGAAGATACTGCGTACAGCATGAAAGAAAGTGCAGAGATCGCGTGGGAGAGAGCAACCAAAGCAGAGAAAGAGAACAAAGAACTGAAGAAGACCGTCGAGAAGAGAGAGGCAACCATTTTAGAACTGAACACGGAACTCTGCAATGCGAGAGCAGAGGCAAAGGCGAACGAGGTTCCTGAAGAATTGATACAGGAGATATATTGCATGGCATATGACAAGGAAGCAGAGTCGATCGGAAAGATGGAAAGGGCAGCAGATCAGATGACAGAAGCCACTATCGCCGGAGAAGATGCACATGGATTCGCAGAGGAGTACAAGAAGCAGAAAGAGAACCGGAACAGATACAGAAAAGTGATGGAGATGCTGGACCAGAGAGAAAGACGGAGGGCCGGAAGATGAAAAAGATAGATTTCAGACAGAGAGCAGCGAAAACAGAAGAAAGAAAACGTAAAAGCAAGTATGCGGATGTGATGGTCAGAGCGACGGTGATGGGTCTGATGAAACCGGATGAAGATGTGGACAGAATGATGGACATTGAAAGCGCAGACAAGAAGTTCAATATGCGTCTGGACGAGTGGCTAAATGCGGATGACTTCAATTTCGCCCATGATTTCTATGGAATCGTGAACAACATCAACAGAGAGAAAGGGTTCCCGGCAACGGACTTCGGATTCTTCATTCCGAGATTCGCCGGAAGAGATAACTGAACATAGTTTCAAATAGCCGAAACAGGGGCGAGGTCCCTGTCTGGACACGACGGCAACGTGTTCACTGATGATGGCAAGCCGAGAGACATCATCAGAGCATCGTGAAAACATGGCGGTGCGTACAGTCTGTCAGAACACTGTACGGATGGATAACAGGTTTTAGCACTTTTTAAGGCGAAAAGGCAGACACGGTGAGAACGCTTGCCAGAAAGAAGGCGATACAGATGTTTAATGAACAGCGGCCAGTGCAAATTCTGGAACTGTTCGGAGGAATAGGGAGTCCGCGATGTGCACTCCGCAACCTCGGTATTCCGACGAAAGCAATTGACTATGTGGAGATAGATGAAAAGGCGGTACGTTCATACAATTCAATGTTCCGTGAGGAATTGGCATATAAAACACAGAGTGTTGTTGGATGGAATTTGAAGCCAGATATCCTAATCCACGGAAGTCCATGCCAGGACATGAGCATTGCTGGACACCAGGGAAAAGCAAGAGCGTCAGACGGAAGAATAAACCGTGGAAAAGGAGCAAAGCAGGGCAGCGGAACAAGATCAAGCCTGATGTGGGAAACAATACATATCATTGAACAGATGGGAAAATGGAAACCCAGATATGTAATATGGGAAAATGTCAAAAATGTCACATCGAAACATATGATTGAAAATTTCGTTAAATATCAGAAGGAGATGGAGCGATTAGGATACACGAACAGCTATGATGTTCTGGATGCGAGAGAATTTGGACTGCCACAGGCACGTGAGAGAGTATTCACAATCAGCGGCCTGAATGGTGAAAAGTTCGATTTTGACAGCCTGATCCGGACACCAATGCGAAGTATTAATGATTTTTTGGAAGATAACGAAAAGGTTTCAAATGTATATGATGTAACACAGCCGTCTATTCTTTCCTGTATCGGAGAGAAAAGTATTCGGAGAGCAACAGTCATTAAAGATTATGCATATACCATAACAACACGGCAGGACAGAACACCAGCGCAGGTGATTGACTGCGGAAAGGGAAGATACAGATACCTGACGGAGTTGGAGTGCTGGCGATTGCAAGGCTACACGGACGAGGACTTCGAGAGAGCAAAGAAAGCACAGCAGAAGAAAGGGAGATACTACACGGCATTATATAAGCAGGCAGGGAACAGCATCGCAGTTCCGATCTTTGAAAGCATCTTCCGAAAGATAATCCTGAACGAAGTCAGAGAAAAGGAGGAACAAAAGTGAACGACGGACCAATAGTGAGAAGAATTTCATTCGACATTCACGGAGAGTTCATCACGCAGCTTGCGAGAGAATGGTTTTACACCGGAGAAAAGAGCCATGAGAAAGTCATTGAGATTCTGATGGACAGCATGACCGGGACAGATACACCAGAAGCACAGATCAGGAGATATGCAGAAGACATTCTGCTCGGCCGCGCCGCTCTGAAGGGGAGCACGGCAGCAGGTACATATCATCTCGAAACATACGAACCGGGAGAAGAAGAGCAGATGCCGCAGAGCATGAACATCTGGAAAGAAGTCGAAAGACGGAAGAAAGCAGAGAAGGACCTGCGGAGGATGATTGAACGGTGGGACGTAGCAATGGACCACATATCGGAAAGCACACAGAGAGAAATCAGAAAGGAACTCGGAGAAGAGACTGCGGAGGATAGACAGCAGGATGCGCTCGACAGCTTCATGGCACGAATGATGGATAAAGAAGATCATACCACAGAGGACTATGGATGGTTAGAGCCGGACGGAACCTTCCATGCGGTAGAGTGGGGAAATCATCAGGAATGGGCGAACGACTATCTGGACAAGAACCTGACACAAGAGGAACGGTTTGCGGCGATGGTGGAGATCAACGCATCAGGAATGGTGAAAAGTTCCCCGGATGTTATCGGAGCGGCGGACTATCTGGTCAGAAGAGGATGGGTGCTTCTGCACAATCCGCAGCAGGGAATCGCAATTCCAACAAGGGACATCACCAGAGAGTACACAAAGGCACAGAAAGAGTTCCTGTATGACTATTACATGGAAAGAGACTGCAAAGAGGAGGCGAACGCAATATGGCAGGACGAATGAGAACAGATGAGACTTCGATGCTGAAAAGAAGAATCAGAGCAGACAAGCGTCTTCGAGAAGAACTGTCACGGAATAATGCAGAAACGCGAGAGATGATTCACGAGACATATCAGGAGATAGCAGAGCAACTTGAAATAGAGGGAGACTGGGATGAGGTATATGTTCAGGATCAGTTCAATGATGATTATGAAGTCAGAGATGTCATCGAAGCGTTTTACGATTGCATGATCGAGAAAGTTCTGAACTACATCGGTGCAGAGTGATAAAGCAATGAAGGAGAAATCAACATGGCAGTAAGAACACAACCGGATGCGCTGAAGGTATTCGCTGCAATCGCAATGATCGTCAACAGCAGGGAAGATTCAGCAAAAGTGAAATTGACAAGTGTAACCAGAAAAGTAACCAGAAAGACAGATAGAGAAGAGAAAAGAAGTGCATGAAATGAAAAAGCCTTCGGAATTGCTTGCAGGCTTCCGAAGGCAATTCGTTGACGTTCAGGTCAACACACATCTCGGTATTATTGTACTGCGAACGGCCTGAAAAGTCAATCAAAACAAGCGTCCCGAAGCGGTTCGGCGGACTTGTAATGGATAGTAACATTTCAACGATAAAGAGAAGTGACAGAGGTGATTCAGGATGGAGCAGAGCAAGAGACGGAGGAAGAAAAACGTCTATGTAGAGTATGACTATGAAGAGGCATATCAGAAGCAGATTGAGAATCTGGAAGAGGACATCATCAAGAGGATGATGGATGGAAAGAAGATCAAGTATGTGTATGCCACAAAGGAGATCAAAGCAGGGGAGCAGTTGGAAGTCGAGATATATCCAGAGTTCACCAGAAAGAGAGCCGAAGAGATTCCAGAGGAGGGCAGAAGGAAGAAGGACAGACAGGCACAGAGGAACCTGAATGAGAAGAACAGCAGGAAACAGTGTGAGAGAGTCATCGAAGAGAATTTCGGTGACGGGGATATGTGGGCAACGTTCACATATTCGGCAGAGTACACACCTGCGAGCATGAAAGTGGCGAAGAGCCATATGCAGAACTACATCCGCCGCCTGAACTACCAGAGAAAGAAGAGAGGTCTTCCGAACGCTCGGTATGTGTACGTTACGGAGCAGGGAGAGAAAGGCAGATGGCATCATCACATCGTACTCGATGGAGACATGGACATGGACACAGTGGAAAGTCTCTGGACATACGGAAAGAGGAATCAGGTTCGCCGCCTTCAGAAAGACGAAAACGGCCTCGTGGGGATGGCGAAATATGTGTCAAAGCCGAAGGGCAAGGGGAAGGACTCCGAAGAAGGAAAGTATCAAAAAATCTGGACTCCATCGAAGAACCTGAAGAAACCGGATAAACATAAGAATCATTACAAGACAAAGCAGAGCCATGTGGACAAGATGGTCAACGGTACGCTTCCGGTGCAGGAGCATCTGAACAAGTGGTACGCATCAGAGGGTTATGAGTACACGGAATCAGAGATCAGGTACAACAAGTGGAACGGCCAGTATTACATATATGCTCGAATGAGAAAACGGCAGGAGGAGAAAGGAGGGAAGAAGAGATGAAGACGAAAGAGTTGATTGAGTACCTTCAGGGATTCGACACAGAATCCGAAGTGCTGGTCATTGCAGCGAATCCGAAAGAGCACAAGAAGTATGACGGAAAGATGTTCGGAATCACGGACGGAGGACAGCCGATCTTCTGCGTTGAGGTCAGCAACGAGTCCAATCTGGACAAGGAAGAGATTGCGGCAGCAGCACAGGATAAAAGAGAGGCAGAACAGAAATGAATTTGAGATACGCAAAGCGAAGCGAGGACACGGAGCAAATTAACGTGGCATCATGGGCGGCTTGGAACGAGAGACAGTACCCGGAACTGAAATGGCTGCATCATATACCAAACGGAGGTAGCAGAAACAAGGCAGAGGCGGTCAAACTGAAGCAGATGGGAGTGAAGTCAGGTGTCTCTGATCTCTGCCTGCCGTACCCGAAAGGAATTTACTGCGGACTGTACATCGAGATGAAGTTCGGAGACGGAAAGCACCAGAAGTCACAGAAAGAGTTCCTGACAGACATGGCAGCAGTCGGACACTACGTCGCAACCTGCTACACATCAGAGGACGCAGTGAAGGTGCTGCGAGAGTATTGCGAGTTATTATCTCCGCAGTGGATGAAAGAACCGAATAACAGCGTCTGGAAAGAGGGAACAATCTCACCACTGAAGAAAAAGTGAGGACAAGAGCATGGATGAATATGCAGCGGTAGTCAGAAAGTTCTATGAGGTGTACAGACCTATCGGGAGAAGATACAACTTGCGTGTTCACAGTAGATTCTCCATGAACAGACCCGGATTCATCAAAATTTATCAGGGAGACGGTCCCGATCGGAAGCAGATCATCAAAGTTAAAGAGGACGATGACATCGCTTGCTATAAAAGAGCGATTGACGAACTGGAAAGCTGGGCGAAGAGCCGGGAAGACGAAAACGCGAGATACAGGACAGCGTGAGGCGGAGTGAATACGCTATCCCGTGCGGAGAATATTTCGTGACGAATGAACACGCAGAACGCTTGCGAAGAAAATTGAAATTGATAACAGGAGGACACACATCATGAAAATTATTGCAGTTATGACACAGAAGGGCGGAGTCGGAAAGACGATGACAGCATCATCGCTGGCATACATCCTCGGAGTAGAGCACGGAAAGAGAGTGCTCATCGCTGATGCAGATCAGCAGGGGAACATCTCAATGTTGTACGGCAGATTCGAGCCGCAGGGCATCGGAATGTCGGAGTTATTAGAAAAGCACCGGGCGATCGGTGGTACATATAGCACAGAACAGTTGATTGACGAGACACCATACGAAAACATCAGCATCATTCCGACGAACGGATTCCTGATGAGAACGAACATGACACTGCTCCTCTTGGAACAGGACAACCAGATTCTCCGTTTCAAGATGGCGATGGAGGAGATTCAGGACCGATACGATTATTGTATCGTAGACTGCGGACTCCTGATGGATATGACAGTGACGAATGTTCTGGTGGCAGCAGACCTCGTGATTCTTCCGGTGAAGGTCGGAGGGTTCGAGATCGAGGCGATTGTGAACATGGAGGAGCAGTTGGAAGACCTGCGAGGATTCAATCCAGACATCAGGATGAAGCTGCTCATGACGATGCGTCAGAAGAACATGACAAGTCTTCAGGTTGAGGAGTGGTTGAAAGCGTCATCCGGTCAGGATTGCTTCCAGACGGCAATCAGACGCTCAATCGTGGCAGAGAAGGCAACAATGGAGCACGTACCCCTGCCGAAGTTCTCAAAGAGCGGAATCGTCGCAAAGGATTACAGAGAAGTGGCAGAAGAGTTGCTGAAGGACATGGAGGGATAAAGGATGATGTTCGAATCAAGAAACAGCAGGAAGGAGGCAGACGGCATGGAAAGCACGGCAACAATTAGAGGCACGGCAACAATTAGCCTGAAGACGCTGGATGAGTTAAGAGCGAAGGCGAAAGAGGCAGAGCAGGAGAAAAAACGGAGCGAGAAGTTCACAAAGAAACTGATGGACTGCTATGGATTCGATGCAGAGGAGTATGACAAGGCACTGAAGGAGATAGATAACAACAGGGACCTGACAGACAAGCAGTGCTCAAAACTGGTCAGAGAAGCAATGACGAAGCACCTGAAGATCGTGATTGACCCGGAGAAACTGAAAGAACTGATTCAGGAATACATCGACGAGGAAGCATCGGACGAGCATCTGGACATTGCGAAAGCAAGTATGAAGGAACTGAGACAGATTCAGGTGGTACTGAAAGAATAGTTATCCCAGCAGAAAATGTGGATATTGTGGATAAGTCATCAGATACAGAGACAAAGGAGGATAAGTAATGGCAGCGGGATGGAGCGTCATGGACGCAATCAACCGGAACAGCAAAGCAGCAGCGGAAGAAAGACCGAAGGCACGGTTCAGAACCAGAGACATCAGCGTGAAAAAGATGTACAGCAATGACATGAACTTTTATTCCAGACAGGATATCGAGGAGTTGTCGAACCTCATTCTCGCCGTGGGACTGATTGAGAATATGGCAGTTACATATGACCCTTGCGAGAAAGGAGAGTACAGAATCATCTCTGGTGAAATGAGATGGAGAGCATTGAACCTTCTGCTCGAAAAAGGGTATTCAGAGTTCGAGGTGGCAACGTGTCAGATTCTGACACCTGCCGAAGAACACGAGGAGATGGTGCAAATCATCGTTGCGAACTCATACAGAACGAAGAACATCAAAGATCAGCTTGAAGAAGCACAGAAGCTGAAAGAGTCCTTGCAGTACATGAAAGAACACGGACTGACACTTCAGGGAATGAAACTGGACGGAAAGAAGATCAGAGATGTCGTGGCGAACATCATGAAACTGTCAGGAACGAAGGTGGCACAGATTGATGGAATCAACAGTAATTTGTTGCCGGAGTTCGTGGAGCAGTTGAAAGAAGGCAAGCTGACGTTCTCTGCTGCATACGAACTCTCTGGAATGTCAAAAGAAGATCAGGAGGAGATGCTGAAGGCACATGAAGAGGGCGAGGCCCCGACATGGAAAGAGGTCAGAGAAGCGAAGCGGGCAGAGCCGGAAGAGGTGTCAGAGTCTGACACGTTACCGGGACAGATGGAATATCCGAAGGACTATGAGGAGTCAGAGGGCGAAGAAGAGTCCGATCAGGAAGAAGAACCGGAGCACGAGGAAGAGTGGGAGCAGGCGCATCCAGAGAGCATCACATCGTTGTGCTACTCCTGCCAGAGATACGCAGATTGCAACGTGAAGACAGGAACCTGCGAGAACTGCGATCAGTACGTCAACAAGGCAGAGGCGGAGAAAACAGACGAGCAGAGGTATGATGAGGAGCAGGCAGCAATCGACAGAGAAACAAAGAGAAAGCTGCAAGAGCGAGAGCAGGAAGAGAAGATGCAGCATCTTCCTTCAGACGACAAGAAGAAAACGATCCGGCTGTCCTGCGATACGTTCGACCGGATCAGAAACAAGACACAGACCTTCCTGATCGTGAAGTCTACAGAGATCAGCGAAAGCAGCACGATCATAGCGATGGAGTTCAGAGAGGGCAGGGCGACAGGAGAGCAGATGCAGCTGAGGGTGAACCACCTGGAAGACAGCAGCACATCGTCGGCACTGGTAGATGGCTACTGCGTGATCGGGATAGAAGAAGCATAGGGAGGAAGGAAGAAAGAATGAAACTGAACAAGATTTCCTGTGTGTTATGTAAATACACTGCTGAATGTATGGAGGGAGAAATGGGAGAAAAAGTTGCAATCGACAGAGCGATTGAAATTGTAGAAGGGACAAGCGAAAACGATGAATAAAGTAATTTTAATGGGACGATTGACCAGAGATCCGGAGATGCGTAATTCTAACGGAGAGAGCAACACGGCAATTGCACGCTATACGCTGGCAGTTGACAGACGCTACAAGCGTGAAGGCGAAGCAGGTGCTGACTTTATCAGCTGTGTGGCGTTTGGCCGCAGTGCAGAGTTTGCAGAAAAGTATTTCCGCCAGGGCTTGAAGATAGTGATAACCGGCCGCATCCAGACCGGGAGCTATACCAACCGAGATGGCAACAAGGTCTATACAACAGACGTGGTGGTAGAAGACCAGGAGTTCGCAGAAAGCAAAGCGGCGGCACAGAGAAACCGGGAAGAGAGCAGCCAGGAACGACCGGAGCCGATGCCGGTAGATGAGAACGGGTTTATGACACTTCCGGAAGATTTTGACGAAGAGCTGCCATTCGCATGACCGGTCAAAAGCGGTATTTCTGGCTGGCAGTAACCGCAGATGAGTATGAGCTGCCGCTGGCCGTTGAGGATACGGCAGCGGCATTAGCAAGGCGGCTGGGAGTCAGTGAGAATACCGTCAGAACAGTGGAATACCGCGGAAAAAATGAAAGGTACAGAAAAACGAGAAAAGGACCGATGCCGGGCTTTGGAGTCCGGTACAAGGTCCGGAAAGTGGAGGCGGATGGATGAAGCAGATGGAGATCAATAACACATTGTTTGATAAGTTGCCGGAAGAAAACAGCGTATATCGACATTTCAAGGGTGAATATTACAAGATTGTTGGCCTTGGCATTCAAATAGAGACAAGAACTATAGATGTAATATACAAAACTCTCACGCCACAAAAATCTGCAAATCATTGGCTGAGAGATGCAGAAATGTTTCTTTCTCTGGCAGACAAGGAGAAATATCAGGATGCGGATCAAGAGGAACGATTCAGATGTGTAGACAGGCACATCGCATGTGCAAGACATGCGTTAGGACTTGATAAAGATGGGCACAGACGTACATATAGAGGGCTGATATATTTCCATTCATGGAGAAATTTCTACGATGCTGGAGGCAATGACATTGAGATTATGGAAGACCTTGCAAAATGGGGATTTGCTGGAAAAAATTCTTCTGGAACATATTACATAACAAGAGACGGAAGGCTGTGGCTTACTAAGGTATGCGATGATGTAGATGTAATACGCGGAGTAAACGGATGATGGCGACCCGCAGTGATTGCCTGTGTTATTACTGCCTCTACTACTGGTCGGAGCGATGTCCCTACGGAGGGTGTTATGACGATCACAGAGCACAGGAAGATCCATACACGGATCATTATCCGGAAAGGCATCTGTGGTCAGACAGTCATAAGCCAGGAGAGCAGGCACACTGGTGCAGGGGCGGCAACTTATATCCGACAGAAGAATGCCCATATTTCGAACAGTATGAATGGCAGAAAATAGAACAATGTTACCGTGCAATGATTTCCACGTTCCAAGATGGATACCGATCGTGTCCGATGATGGTGAATGGAACATGCGAAAAGTGTCTGCGAGATCTGAATGAAGCCATACAGGGAGGATGAAGAACATGGCAATATATCATAAAACATTACAGTATCACGAAGATACTACAGAAAAGAGAAGCCTGAATGATAAGGACATTAAGTTCTTGATGGAATTGCAGAAAGAAATGAATACGCAGGACACGACAGAAACGGCTGAACCGAGATTCTGGGTCATCAAGGGAAGCGAGAGAGTGCAAGACGATGAGAACGCAGACGAACTTGTCTTGCAAGCAGATGGAAGCACCGTTACAAGCACAACGGAAGAAACAGTGAAGTACCTCAATGATAATATCCTGTCAGACTGCAATATCAATCGGGAAAACTGCAAAATTGGAAAGGGGTGTATATTGGATTTTATACTGATGTATACGGAAGATGGAGAAGAAGAGTATGAGGACTTGATAGCGGAGGAAGTGAATGAATTTCTTGCCAATAATGGATATGATGATGTCAGGATAGTTGGTATTTCGTTCAGACCAGTTGTGTATCCGAACACGATGTTTCTGACCGAAAAGGAAGCAAGAGAACATCTGGAACGAAACCATTACCACTATTCAGAAGATGCACATACCTACTGCATGTGTGCCTGGAGATCTCCGGAAGTATGGTGGCTGTGGAAGATATTGCGGGAGGTGAAATGGGATGAATTACGACAGAACGTGTAACACATGCAGATACCACGATGAGGGAATGTGTTATTGCCCGAAGAGTGAAGAGTTCAGAGATGTTACAGTGAACACATACTGCTGTGGACAATACGAAAGAAGCTGGAAAAAAGCCATGGTTGAGGCGTTCATGAAAGGGGCGAGAAGATGAGCGATGAAAGCAGCAGAAAAAAATGTAAAACGTAAAGCACATTATGATCATCTGGAGCAGAGTGTTGATGCTGATGCAGCCAGAAGATTCCATGAACCAGCCGCAGTAAAGAGCAAGATGACAAAACTGGCATCAGTCAAAATTATAGAACATTACATAGAACACACCGATGATGAAGACGGTGAAATCCTGGAAATAATAGCAAGGAAATGCATGAGGGGAGGCGATGCCGGTGGAGATGACAAGAGAAAAACTTGACAGATACAGGAAACTATTAAAAGAAATCCCAGTACTAGAGAATGAACTTGCAGAATTATGGTTGACTGAAAAGGGAATGGGAAACAGTGTGATCCTTAACGGAAAGAATGGATCAAAGAAACCAGAAAGTGTCGTGGGATTTGATTATGATCGGTATGATCGGCGGAAGGAAGCGTTACAGCGAAAAAAGGAGGAAGCAAGGGCAATCAGGGAATGGATCGAAGCAATCGAGGATGGACAGACAAGATGTGTATTCCGAATGTTCTACGTGGATGGGATGACCTGGGAGCGGATTGCGAGCAAAACAGGACACAGGGGGAGTCCTGATTACCCACGGTTATATATCAGAGATGCATACCTGAAAAAAATGAAAATAAAATAAAAATATATCGTTTATATCGGAAATATCGTTTTATAATACAATGGAATCCAAAGGCGATGTAGTTGCCGCCTATGGATGCTGACATGGTTGTTACATTTACCTCTGTATTGTATATTTTAACAACTGCCGGGTTTCAACAGCCCGGCAGCATTGGAACATAGCTCAGTCAGTGAGAGCAGCTGGCTTATAACCAGTGTTGTCGAAGGTTCGAGTCCTTCTGTTCCGATTCCCCTGATGGGGGCATATAAGAATCCTTTCTCAAAAAGAATACTACATTTTCCGCAAGAAGACATCTGGCAGTGCTGGGTGTCTTTTTGTGTGCAATGAAAGGCAGGTGAGTCCAAGTGACTGAAAAACAGAAGATATTTGCAGATGAATACTTGATTGATTTGAATGCCACAAGGGCTTACCGGGTGGCATATCCGTCTGTAAAGCGAGATGAAACGGCAAGAGCAAACAGCAGCAGAATGCTAACAAATGCTAACGTTGCAAAATATATCGCAGACCGGATGCAGGAACGTCAGAAACGCACGGAAATAACGCAGGACAGAGTTTTGGAGGAACTGGCTGCTATTGCATTTGCCAGAGCTACTGATTATGCAGCAGTAAAGGGCGAGTGTGTCAGAATCAAAGACACGGATAGCTTGACGGATCAGCAGATTAAAGCTATTGCCGGAATAAAAGAGGGGAAGTTCGGAATTGAACTGAAATTGAACGACAAAGAAAAAGCGTTAGAGCTTCTCGGACGGCATCTTGGAATGTTTACAGATAAGGTCGAAGTATCCGGTCTGGAAGATGAGAAAAAGAAACTGGATGATATCCTGCAACAGATGCGGGGTGATGGATAGTGAGCACGGAACGCTTACTGCTATCAGAAAAGTATAAAGCATTTTTACGTTGCAATGCACCGGTTGAATTCCTGGAAGGCACGACTGCTGCCGGTAAGACGACAGTGGGGCTGTTCAAGTTCATGTTGAAAGTGGCAGAGTCACCGAAGAAGCTGCACATCATAGCAGCGAAAGATACCGGAACAGCAGAAAAGAACATCATCAATAAGGACCTTGGCATCATCGATGACTTCGGCATGCTGGCTGAGTACAACGGAAACGGCACCAAGGACGACAAAATACCACATATCCTGTTCCACACCAGCAATGGTGATAAAGTCGTGTATGTGATGGGATATGGGGATAAGAAGAAGTGGCAGAAAGCCCTTGGCGGTCAGTACGGATGTCTGTATATTGACGAGATCAATACAGCTGATATTGAATTTGTCCGAGAGTCGTCTATGCGATGTGATTACTTTATGGCAACACTGAACCCGGATGATCCGAATCTGGATGTATACAAGGAGTATATCAACTGCAGCAGACCATTACCTGAATGGGAACAGGACACGCCACAGGAAATTAAAGAAGAGCTGAAAGAAGAACCAAAACCCGGCTGGGTACATTGGTTCTTTTCTTTTGACGATAATGCAGGACTTCCGGAAGAAAAGAAGCAACGGATCATCCAGAACACGCCGAAGGGAACCAAGATCTGGAAGAATAAGATTCAGGGACTCAGGGGAAAAGCAACTGGTCTGGTATTCCCGAATTTCAGCCGGAAACAGCATGTGGTCACGGCAGAATGGGTAAAACAGAAGATAGTAGCAGGAAAACTGAAATTCAAAAAGTTTACCTGTGGTCTGGACACATCGTATTCCTCAAAATCTCCGGATACGATCGCCATGCTGTTCCAGGGAATCACAGAAGACAGAAAGCTGATCACGCTGGCGGAAAAGGTATACAGTAACAAAGATCTGTCAGAACCGCTGGCACCGTCTGATACAGCGGTAAGATTCATTGATTTCCTGGAAAAGTGTCGTAAAGAATGGGGATTTGCAAAAGAGACGTTTATTGACTGTGCGGATGCGGCTACGATCACTGAGCTTCGCAAGTACAAGCGTCTGCATGGATGTCTCTACAATTTTATTGAATCGTACAAGAAAGTGGAGATCCTGGACCGTATCCGCTTACAGCTTGGATGGATCCAGCAAGGATGTTATCTGGTTGTGGATACTTGTACAGAACATATCTCAGAACTGGAGCGGTATTCCTGGAACGAAGAAAAGGATATCCCGGAAGACAGAAACGACCACACGATCAACGCACAGCAGTATGGATGGATTCCGTACCGGAACATGATCGGGTTTAAGGAGGAACAGAACAGGTGAAATGGATGGAACAGTTAAACGAAAACATAAAGCGGACGCTGCGGAGCTGGCTGAATGTACTTCCGGCAAACCCCTATAATTTCCAGATCAATGAGATGCTGGATTTTGAGGGGCATGCGATCCGTAACCGCATTTGGTATCGTGGTGATGGCAACGAACTGGAGCAGTTCTACCAGCAGAATCGCGAGTATGCGGACAAATATAAATTCTGGGCAAGCAAGAGCAGTCCTGGGCTTGAGATGCGGAAGATCCACACCGGTCTGCCTGGACTGATTGTGCGAACTCTGACATCGGTTGTGCTGCCGGATATGAACGATTTTGAGTTTGAAAGTCCGAAGCAGCAGGGGATGTGGGAGGAAATCGCAAAGGACAACGATTTTCAGCACAAAATAGAAAGTGCACTGAAAGAGGCTCTATACATCGGAGATGGAGCGTTCAAGGTGACGGTTGATACGCAGGTCAGTCCTTATCCGATTCTTGAATGGTATCCGGGTGACCGGGTGGAAATTATCCGGCATCGTGACAGGATTCGTGAAATCGTATTCAAAACACCATATAAAGATAAAGGACGGACATATGTGCTGAATGAACGCTATGGATATGGTTATATCGTCAACGAGCTGTATTCCGGTAATCAGATGCTTGAGGTTTCTGCACTGAAAGCCACAGAAAACCTGAAAGACTTTGCATTTGACGAGAGCGTGATGCTGGCAGTGCCGCTGATGATCTACGAATCAGCCAAGTATGAGGGAAGGGGCGGCAGTATCTTTGATGGTAAGCTGGACAGCTTCGATTCGCTCGATGAGGTCTGGTCCCAGTGGATGGATGCACTGCGAGCAGGCAGGGCAAAAACGTACATTCCGGAATGTTTAGTCCCGCATGATCCGGAGACAGGCGTACTGATCCGGCCGAATCCATTTGACAATCGCTATTATGCTGCATCTGGAGATATGGGAGAAGGACAGAAAAATGTAATCAATACCGATCAGCCGGTGATCCCGCATGAAAGTTATCTTGCATCCTATATCACGGCACTGGATCTGTGCTTACAGGGTGTGATCAGTCCGTCTACTTTGGGCATCGATACGAAGAAGCTGGACAATGCAGAAGCACAGAGGGAAAAAGAAAAAACAACGCTGTATACACGGAACAGCATTGTAGAAGCATTACAGACAACACTTCCGGATGTGGTTGCTTCCTGTATCCATGCAATGAACATTCTGGAAGGACAGATGCCGGAAGATGTGAAGGTCAATATTCCATTTGGGGAATATGCAAACCCATCTTTCGAATCTCAGGTTGAAACGGTTGCCAAGGCGAAACAGGGCGGAATCATGAGCATTGAACGCTGTGTAGAAGAGCTGTATGGTGACAGCCTGGATGAACACTGCAAGCAGGAAGAAATCACCAGACTGAAAGCAGAGCAGGGTATTCAGGAAATGGAAGAACCGGGAGTCAATCTGGAAGCAGGTGATTTCAGCGTAAATCAGGAAGGCGGTGAGAATGATGAAGGTAAAAGTGGCAAACCGGATGTACCAGATGAACCGGAAGCAGTACCAGGGATTGCTTGAGATTGCAAAGGAGCAGGTCGCTTTTGGCGTGTACGCCCTAGAAAAAGGTGATTATGCAGAACTGAGAAATGATAAATGCAGCAGTGTCACACAGTTGAAAGAACTGAAAAGGCAGTTTAAACAGCAGGGATTTAAGGTGCATGTGAATGGCAAAGATAAATGATGCGTATGATATCGGAGCTGCTTTTGAGGCGATTGAGGATGAACTGATCGCATCCATGATCCGGAACATGAAACGGCACAAGGTCGAAGAAGTGACGGAGAATAAGCAGTGGAGTATGTGGCAGGCAGAGCAGTTGAAAGCTCTGGAACAGTACCGGAGAGCCAACCGTAAAAAGTTCGGCGGTCAGTTCCAGGACATCAATGAGCAAATCGAGGCTCTAATCCGGGTTGCAAGAACCGAAGGAAACATGCATCAAGAACTTCAAATCCTGAATGCCATCAAGAAAGGCTTCCCAGCAAAGAAAGCAACAAAAGGTGCTACAGCAGAGTTCTTCCGCTTGAATGACAGGAAACTGGATGCCCTTGTCAATGCGACCACGAATGACATGGAAAAAGCAGAGGTTGCGGTGATCCGTATGGCGGACGACCAGTACCGCAGAGTGATCTACAATGCTCAGGTCTATGCAAATACCGGTGCAGGAACGTATGAGAAAGCGGTTGATATGGCGACCAAGGATTTTCTTTCAGCTGGTCTGAACTGCATTGAGTACAAAAACGGTGCAAGGCATACGCTGGCAGATTATGCAGATATGGCGATCCGTACAGCAAGCAAACGAGCCTACCTGCAGGGAGAAGGCGAAAAGCGTCAGGAATGGGGCATACATACTGTTATCGTGAACAAGCGAGGAAATCCGTGTCCGAAATGCCTGCCATTCTGTGGAAAAGTGTTGATTGATGATGTGTGGAGCGGTGGCAGCCGGAAAGACGGCAGTTATCCGCTGGTTTCAAAGGCGATATCTTATGGTCTGTACCATCCAAGATGCAAGGACAGTCACACAACCTATTTTCCCGGCATTTCAACAGCCGACGATACCTGGACGAAAGAAGAACTGGAAAATATTGGTCTGAAAAACCAGCAGGAAGCCAGGCAACAGTATGCAGAACGTCAGGAAAAGAAGTATAAAAGGATGGCAGAGTGTTCACTGGATCTAAAGAATAAGGCAGAGTATCAACAGAAAAGTAATAAATGGGCAAGGTTAAAATATGATGAAGGCATTTATCACACGTATAATTTAGGACAGAATGATGTCATAAAGCCGCATAATATCAAAAAAGATATGCAGAAGTCAGATATTGGAAAAGAGATGTCTGAATACCTGGAAACGAATAATATTTTAGTTCAGCTCGTTTATGGTATCGATAATCCATATAATGAATTGGGATTTTATGATGCAGAAGATGATGTAATAAGAATTTTTGCAGATCAGACAAAAACGATAGAGAAAACAGCAGAAGTGCTTATACATGAAGCAACGCATAGAAAGTACGGAATTGGTGGAGACCAATGGTCGGAAGCTGTGTGCATTGCTCAAGAAGTGAAACACCGAAAGAGGTCAAATACATTGACTTCCCAAGAGAAAAAGGATATACTCAAATTAGTAGCTGAGTTGTATCCGGAATATCCATGGAGAAAGTAGGTGACATTATGACATTAGAAGAAATGAAAGCAAAAATGGATCGGCGTAATAGAATGGTGTCGGATGCAAGAGCAGGGAACGATCCAATATGTCCAAAATGTAAAAAAGGACATGTTAAATGCAAAGGAAAATATTTCTTCTATTGTGATTCGCCGGAATGTGATATGAAACTTTCTATGGATCCAGTAAGACCAAAACAAAAATAAATACCACCAGTCGAGAGGCCGGTGGTATTTTTGTACCCATTTTTAAGGAGGTGAGAAACATAAAAAGCAAAACTTACGAAGAATTTGTCGAAAAATTCAAACCGAAGAAAACGACAGACGACTGCTATACACCGCCGGAAATATACGACGTCATAAAGGACTGGGTTTGCAAACGTTACAATATCGATCCTGGGAACGTGATCCGCCCATTCTGGCCGGGCGGCGATTACGAAAAAGACGAATATCCGCCGGGATGTGTGGTGGTGGACAACC